AAGATAGTCATCTAGTTTACTTGAGATTGCTTCTGCAAGGTTAGAAATATCTTTTTCAGACAAATTTAACTCTGATTGATGTACAATCTTTTTCTTCTCTAATATAATTTTTGATAACTTCATAATTTTAATCTATATCCATTTCATAAGAGTCAGCCTCAATACCTTTGTCACTTAATTTATTTAAGATATCATCGACTATCTGAACATCATAAGAGTAAGGTACTTCAAGTTTGGTTAACTTATGTACTAATTTAGTACCTTCTTCTCTGTCTACCTTATCTCCATTAACTGTAACGCTATACAAATCTCCATAGTTAGTATAGTTAATACTAATATTATTAATCTTCATACGTTCGTTAAGTATAATGTTCATTAGTTTCATCTCTAACAATCGCAGCATTTGCAGTTACAAGATTCTCCGCAGTTACATACTTTACAATTACATTTCATATATTTTTACTTTTAAATTACCAGTTCCTTTTATTAAACGGTGATATGTCTCTTTTGGTATAAATAGTTTGTTTTCTGATAATCTCTGAGGTGTTTGGTTATCTAGTTGGAATTTCCAGTCTGTTTTACCTATGGACTGAACATACCTGTCTTCTTTATCTCTATGCCATACTAATTCAAATGAAGAAGTACTACTAGAGAACTCTCTTATAACATAACCTTCTTCTGTAAGTTCAGAGTAAGGTCTACCAGTATCCTGAGAAGTTTGATGATCCACCTAATGATTTCCAATAACGGCCTATATTACAAGACCAATAACCTGCTTTTGTTTTATCTTTCTTAGTTGCACATTTATGACGTGCAGCAAATGATGCTCTTGCACCTTTCTTTTTAAACTTAACTGAAAGTCCAGTATCTCCAAAAGATACTTTCTTTACATTTCCTTTCTTTGACTTAACGTAGACGTAGAATTTTTTACTTCCACCTCTTTTAGGTTTGTTAAGAGCAACCTTTTTACCTCTGTAATCAGCTTCGGGTATGTAATCAACTGACGCTTTAAGCATTTCAAAGCCATTGTAGTCAAAACTTTCGTTTTGTATTGAAACTGCTTTTCTTAATTTGTCCATGTTTATGTTACCCCCTATTGACTCTACTAGTTCTTTGATCATATCAAAGTCTATCATTTCGTCTATAGAAGCTGCTTCATCGATTAGGTCTTCATTTTCGATCATTTCATCGATTACGTTCCCTATTTCGAACAGAGGATTATAATTAGATGATACCATTGGAAGGTCTAATGGTACTTTAAGCCCATTGTAGTCTCCATATTCACCTATATCTGTTGTTTCTAAAAGTTCTTTATCAGTTTCTTCTAATTCAATAGCCTCGTCTCTAAGAGCTTCTCTAGCTTCTTTGAATAATTGTATAAAGGCTTCCGAATTGTAACGGTAGACATGCTCATGTAAAGAGAGTTTATTGTCTATGTGGTACTTTAAAGATGGGTATCCGATAATGTTCTTTAGTTTAATCATAGTTATTTCATTTCAGGATGAAATAGTAACTTAATAACTTTAGCGTCTTTAGAAACTGATTTACCGTCTATTTCTACTTCTATAGGATAAGGTTCAAATTTATCAGCCCAATAAGCTATATCGTAGCTTCTATCCTCTCTGCTAGTTACTAATAATCCTCTATTATATTTATCGTCTTCAGCTTGAAGAACTTTTTCTTTATCTATAGGCAAAATTAAATCACCCATTAGCTTTATGTTACCTTCTTCGTACCCGTCTCCGTGTCCATCTTCTTTAAGTAATATATCTACTAATTTCATAAGTCAAAATCTTTACTATAAAATTTTCCTAGAATATTATCGTTAATATAATTATTACGAGTATCTAGTACTTCATTTATAAATAGGTGCTTACATTCAAAATATGTTAGTTGCTTTTTATTACTAACGTACTGTAAAATCCTTCTTTCGAATTGTTCTACTGGATGATTAGCAATTAATTTTTTAATAGTTTCATGAGAGCCGTAATAACCCTGCCAATCAGATTCAGTTATTACCTTTTGTTTTAAAGGTACTCTTCCTCCTATACCTTTAGCTTTTCTCTCTTCTCTTAATGCTTGAAGAGCTCTTTTACCAAGTCTTTTATTTCTTTCAAAATATAAAACTTTTTTACCAATGTACTTTAATCCAGAAGGTTTATGTGTTACTTCGTATATAAAGCCATAAGTACCTTCTGGCATATCGGATATTTCGGTAATTAATTTACCGTCGTAAGTCCAAATTGGTTCTGTCATAATTTATATATCTAATTTGACTTGTATAGATAATTCCGTATTAGACGGTTTTAAAAGAGGTTGACTTAATTTACCTACAGCTATTAATTCTTGAGCGTCATTATAAAGCCCTATAGATGTAATATACGGATTAAAGTTCGAGCCAGAAACATTATCTTTAAGTTTATTGTCTGAACCAGATAATGCTGAAGGATTAAGAGTATGGTTGTATTCGTAGTCAGAAACCTTACAATGGTAATTGTAAGTGTATATTGGTTGATTAGATTTAAATACTATTGAGTCTGCTTTACTGCTGCTAAAATGTCTGGCAGCTTCTTCATTAGTAAGTACTGCGATGCCGTGAGAGTAAAATATATTTCCAACGTTAGTATTATAATTAGAAGAAGACAAAACAAGATCTCCTTCACCGTTGTCTATTATAGGTAATCGAGCTCCTAAATAGGTTGTTCCTGTTTGATCTGCATTAAGTTTAAAAGAAGTAGGTTCAATATGTGTACCTATAATTTCTCTAGGTAGAGAGTATACGTGTGCTGTTTGTCTTAAGTATCTCGAACCTGATATATCTACTCCTTGTATTTTTGTTAAGCTTGATTGTTCATAGTTATCAAAAAACTTTGAAGAAGAGAAATCAGAAAGTACAACAGAATTGCTTCCGGTTGATTGATTATAGAGCTTAGGTTCTAGTATGGAGCCGTTAGTACTATTATAATTTGAGTAGTAGAGTTGATTTATACTTTTATATACTAGCTCTCTATAGTAGGTTCCTTGATTAGAAATATTACTATTAGATGGACCGTAGGTTTTGCTACTATTCAAGTATATATCTCCAGAGCTTGATAATGCAGATAGTGCTTGTATATTATACGTACCAAAAACGCTACCAGATATATTCCAGTTTTTTTTAGCTACATACGTTGTTACAAACGCATCTGTTGATTTTAATTTTTTGAATGCACTCATTCATTAATAGTCAAGCTTTATTCTTACTAGTGATTCTTTTGTAAAGTCTTTTAATAAAGGAGTAGATAGCTTAGCTACTGCTAAAAGATCGTTACTGTCGTTGTATAGTCCAACTTGAGTAACATACGATTGAGGGTTATCAATCATAACACTGTGTCTTAGTTCTCCTGAGCCTGTAATGTTAGATGGATTAGTTGAGTAGTTAAACTCGCTGTTTCTAGCTCTTACAAAAATAAAGTTAGAAGAAAGAGTCTCATCAGAACGAAGTCTAAAAGAAGATCCCAGTTTTATAGAGTTAAGTAACTGTCTCTTATTGTCATTTGCTACTGTATAGGTTGTAGATGCTCCTGATTGTTCTTTGAGTACACCTGCTACACTTTGGCTTTGTAATTGAGCAGCGTCTAGTGCTATTACTCCAACATCTGGGTATAGTTTACCGTATTCAATATTAGTGCTATGAACAGTACCTGCTGCTGATCCAGAGTATATACTGTATACTCTACCTGCATCTGTAAAACTATCGGTAGTTACATTCTTACTGTTGTCTGTAAGCTCTATTGCTTTGCTTCCTGAGGATAATTTTAATAAGAAGGATCCTGGTAGAATCTTTTCTTTAAATCTAGATCTCTGTAAAGATATAAAGTAAACACTATCTGGTTCTCTAATTTCGCTACCTGAGATGAATTTAAAGTTCGTATCTTCATCACCGTTTATTAACGTTCTATACTGTCCATAAACTGTAGAAGCATATCCTTTGCCTAGTTCTCCATTATCGTATAGAGCTGAACCGCTTCCTACTTTATTGCCGTAAGCAATAGAAAATTGTATTTCTTTATTAGAATCTGTTGAATTATAAATGTGGTAATAGTATTTACCGGAATTAGTTGCTGCTTGAACACTCTCACTATGAAACTGCTGTAGGTTAGTCACATTGTTTGTCCAAGTTGGGGTAGTAATTGAATCTGCACTTACTACTATATCGTCGTTATCAAATCTTCTATATGACATAATTAGTTATTTACTTTTGTTATTGTTACCGGTATAGTAACTCTTGCTCCACTATCTCTACCTATTAAAGTAACTGTTGTCTGTAAAGTAGTTCTACTTGCTCCAAATAATGTATTTACAGTTGTAGCTGATAAATTAATTGAAGTACCTATCACTGTCTTAGAAACATTAGTACCGAGTGTAGAAGTAGTATTAAGTCTTTCTGCTTCTTCTGTGTTAATTCCTACTCCTGTAAAGTTAGAAAGTACTCTAGAGTCAGCTATAGTTGCTGTATATCCTCCTGCTTCAAAAGTTGAAGTAGCACCTAAGTAGTTTAAAGTTTGAGGAGTAATTGCTAATGAAGCTCCTTGTCTCAAACTTATAGATGCATATCCTGCTTCTAATAAAGGTAGTTTAGATGTACCTCTTGGTAGAGTAGCAAGTTTGTATTTCATAACTTGAGTTTCGTCTGGAAATGCTTCTAGTAGAGGCATGTTCTCTATTGCTTGTCCGTAGAAAGCAGACCCTGATGCATGATTAGGGTTATATAGAGTGTAGTCTATTTCGTCATCAGCTAATGCAAACTGTGTAATTTTGAATGAGCCATCTCCTCTTGCAAGAAGCTCTCTTCCTTTTTTTGTTAAAATTGCGTCGACTGTTACGACTGCATTGTTTAAATATCCCATTGTTATCTCTTTTTATATAAATATATTGTTTTAATGTTTTATTACTATGGTACGTTTCTAGAAGAAGAAATTAAATTACCTAAAGTAGTTTTTTGTCTTCCTCTTACTGATTGCCAAGGTTGTGATACATATATGTCGTCAAAGGAGCCATTATAGCTAGTTGCTTTTCCTTGTCTTGAAAGTGAAGCAGGAGCATCAGTTGAGAAAGTATTAAGGTCAGCTAAGTAGGTTCCACTTATAAATATTTCTTCATCTTCTCCTGGTCTTAATTCTAGACGAGTTAACGTATTAGAATCGTTCCAATAATAAAGCGTATCACCTGTGGTAGAAATAGTGTTTACTGTATACTTAAATATATTATCTGTAGAAGATCCTGAATAGTTTGATGTTGGATTAGCTTCATATTGAGCTAGTCCTTCAGTTAATACAACTATATCTTTAGACCCTGGTAAGAATATTTTAGAGCGACTTATTCTTTTAAAGTCTTTTTTTACAAGTTCATACACCGGTTGTCCGACTGTTGGTCTAGAAGTTAAACTTCCTTGGAAGTATGATCTAAGGTCAGTTCTAACATTTATAAAAGGTGCATTAAAGTAGTAAGTCTTCAGCTCAGGAGTAATTACAGAGCTAGTGCTAAATAGTCCTCTTATGTAACTAGAAGACTCTTCTAATGAATACTTTGCTCCTTCAAATGCTATGAAAGAAAGCGCAGGGTCATTATAGAATAAACTACCACTAGTTAATTTAGTACCGTCGTATCTACCAGACGTCCATGTCTTAGAGTATAAATTTGACTCTTGGAAAGAAGCTGTAACAGCTGAACCACTCAAAATAGCATTTAAGTTAGATGGTACTATCTGGTCACTTCTTCTGTCAATTTCAAATACTCCACCAGTATTGCTATCTAAAGAACCTGTTTGCTGTATTCTTCTTAAATTAATAGCGTTATTAAACTGAGCGTTATAGTCGTTGTTTTTAAATTCTAATGTCTGTGGTGGTGGGAACAAAGAAGTATTTGTACACCCGTATGTAGCATCACCTGAAGATGGGGTCAGAGTTTCACATGGATAGCCATCAATATTGGCAGCAGGATCAATCGGATAGTAATACCAGCCGTTTTTAGGTACCCCAGGTCTAAGAACGGTAAATTCATTTCCATTTATTTCTATTTTAGTTAAGTTAGAAACTGAGTCTAATCTAGAAGTATTCGAGCAGTCATAAACGCTTACGTTGATTCCTACTATTTTATCGCAAGATCCAGAATTACTACTTGATACTAAATATAGAATTTCACCTGCATCTGGTTGTTCGTCTATAAAGTTACTTACTGTTCTGTTTTCATAGTAATCACATGGTTCTCCATCTCCTGGGTAGGCCGGTTCGATTGGCGGTGTTGAAGGTGTTACACTTATTGTCGGTGTTACTGATATTGATATTGATATTGATGGAGTAACAGATATACTAGGTGTTACACTTATACTTGGTGTTACACTTATACTTGGTGTTACAGATATACTAGGTGTTACAGATATACTAGGTGTTACAGATATACTAGGTGTTACAGATATACTAGGTGTTACACTTATACTTGGAGTAACAGATATCGATGGTGTTATTGTTATACTT